ACCGAGAGATGTAGACACACCCTCACGGACATACGCCACAGCCGACACCGTGCCGCCAACGATGGACACGAAGCCATCGCGGGGAGCCGTGCAATCGAATGGCGACGCGCCCACCGTCACAGCCGACACGCTTAGAGGCGTAGAAACGCGATCCGTCAGGCCGTTCACAGCCAAAGCGACCGAGCGGAACAACTCATTGACCCGCTGAACCAGGCCAGCGCCAGACGGCAAACGCGGCTCAACCGGCAGCTTCATCGAACCCCCGCAGGCTGCAACTTCAGGTCAACAGCAGACAAGCGCCCGTCTCCGCTCATGGTCACGGTCACGCTATGGAATCGCCCTGTCTGGCGCATCGGGAACTTGGAGCCATCGAACGCCGAAGAGCTGCCCGCAGTGCTCACGTCGCCGCTCGTCTCCTTGATGTAGCCCTGACACGTCGCCGAGTCGGGAACGCTTGACCACCGGACATTCACACGGCCCAGAAACGTGCTTTGCGTCTCGTCGCCATAGTCGCCAGTCGTGAACGACGAAGCGCCCGGGATGCCGGTTAGAGACTTGATCTTGTGATCGGTCGAGAAAATGGCCGGGTTGGACTTCGATGCCAACCAGAAAGGCGAGTCGTAGGAAAACGCTGGCCCCGAGTCGTAGGTGTAGCCAAGCGACGCGCCCGTGTCGTAGGTGATGCCTTGGCTCGTGTAGTTCAGCACCGCTTCAACGGTCAGATCAGACACACCCCAGCGGCCCGATGGAACGTGAAAGACCAAAGTGCGATCACACTCCGACGAGTTCAGCCCGGGATAGAACATCCAGACCAAGGCGTTATCGCGATCCCACATCAGCTTTGTGCGATAGCGAAACTGCGACGATGAGTTGTCAATCCACCATTGGCGGATCTGGTTGCCTACCGGGCGGGCCTTGGCTCCATCGAACAAATACACGTTGTCCGAGCCAACGAACACATGCCCATCAGGCGTATCCGCCACAGCCTCGACACCCACGCACCCAACATCACCGACAGGCATGGTCCATTGCCACACCACATCCCCGCCGACGTAGATACCGACGAAGATGCCGCGCTCTTTGTAGGCGACAACCGTGTCACCCATCCGAAGCCCAGCAGTGATGGCGCCCTGCCCTTCAATCAACCGGCCCTCGTTCGATTGAGTCGAAACAGAAGGCGTCCAGGTCGTGACATCCAAGTAACCCGAGCACTTCCAGCCGTCCGGCGTCGTGCCGTGATTCAGTAGCATCACGAAGCCCTGAGCCACCGCGATGACCTTCGCAGAAGGCGCACCAGACACAGCCGAGAAGCTGGAACCTGTCGAGCGGATCAGGCCGACAGACGAGCACACAGCCAGCGCGTCATTGCCAAACGAGACATAGCGCCAAACGTCATCAGAGCCAAGCGTGTGACCACTGCTTTGACTCGTCCAGCTCGTGCCGCTCAATTCGTACACGTTCGACGCCGTGCCAGCGAACAACCGCGAATTACCCGACAGGTTGCGAGTCACAGCAGCACCACGGCACGCAGCAGCCAAAGCCGACAAGCCAGCATCAGCCGCACTCGGCGCAGACCTCATCCCCTTTGCGTCAGGAATCAGCGCAGAGCACGCCATGAGCGCGCCTGGCGTCGTCGGCTCAACGTCGGGGGAGAAGCCGAGCAATGGAGTCATGCAACCACCCGAGGCCGAATGGTCAACTGACCAGCCATCCGCGCAGCCTTGTCGGAGCCGTTCAGCCTGGCGACAGCGGCGTCATACACAGCCCCATAGCCTTGAGCCGATGCGGCATCCTTGAGCCAGATTGCGGCATGTTTCAGGGCGGCGAACAAGTACACGTCGTGCGCGTTCGTCAGCAGCCAATTCGTGTCAGCGTCAGCAGACAGCGCATCAAAGGCGGCGCAGTACAGCAGCGAATAGGCTTCGGTGTCACCGTGGACAGCGTAGAAGTAACCACCGATCCGCGTGAAGTAGCGGCTCGTTGTCTGCAACTCCTGTTCGATCTGGTACTGCTCAGGCGTCACAAAGCTGTAGAGCTTGCCGCCGATCAGGAGTTGGCGCGACTCCAGGTAGTCCGCAGGAACAGCAAAGCGCCCAGCGACAAGCGAGCCAGTCACGATCTCTTCTTGAGCGATCACTCGCACATCACGGCGGATCTCGGCCTCAGCCAAAGCCACCATGTCAGCGGCCACGACATCAGACCGGCTGGCCCATGACGTGACAGCGGTTTTGAGTTGGCCGTAGTTCATTTGAGGTACTTCTCAAATCCGACAAGCGCCGGGTGTTGGTGAGCCCAATTGCGAAGCCATGCCTTTTTCTCTTGGGATGTCATCTGCCGCGTTTCGACCAGATAGCGACCATACTCAGCAGGCGGAAGGCTGAAGACCTTGCGCATCTCGCCCCACCGTTGCCCGTCAGTCGCGGCACGTTCTGCCTTTGCCTGCTCAAGCCACGGGGTCGCGTCCCATTCACGCTGAACAACCAACTCTTCGCCCTGAAAGTGCAGAGTCGTTTTGACGCCGTTGGACACGTCATCGACAAACGAGACGTTTTCGGTAAAGCCTTCAGACATTGGAGACCCCAAAAGGAAAAGGCCCCCGAAGGGGCCTTGTCGATCACGTCAGACCGTTTAGGCGGTCAGGTCGGCAATCTTGAAGTGGGCGTTTTCAGCCGTCATCTCCAAGCAGCAGTCCACCAGCACCTGCTCCTTGTCGCTGTCGCCGGTCTTGGCGAGAGCCTGCTTGCTGAAGCCATCCAGGTAGGCGATGGCGGCGTAGTCGGGGTTGAAGCCGAACACGGTGTTCGAGCCCACCATCAGGTAGTGAGGCACGATCTCCATTTCGCCGAAGTCGCTCATGTACACGTCAGCACCGCCGACGATGCGGCCTTGCTCGCCCTTGCCCACTTGGAAGCGGTTGACAGCGATGCCAGCGAAGCCCGAGAACGTGGACTTGTGCGAAGGCGACATGACCACCATCGGAGGCACTTCGCCGCAGTTGGAGAAGGCCGACTGAGCGACGGTCTTCAGCAGAGCTTCGGTGAAGGTGCGGTTTGTGCCAGCGGTCGGAGCGGTGGTCGCAGCGCCAGAGGTGTGCGACGGAGTGGAGCCGCCAGAGCCGCTGGAGATGTTGCTGTAGATCATCGCGCCAGCGCCTGCCGACTTCGATGCGGTCGAATCGTTGCCAGCGACGGCAGCGTTGTTCGACAGAACCATGGCTTCGATGTCGCGTTGCAGCTCCTTGTAAGCCTTGGCGACCTGGTAGGCCTGCTCGGACTTGCGGCCAGCCTTCTTGACGCGGTTGGCGCGGCGAGAGGTGGCGATGGTGTCTTGGAAGATTTGCGAGTAGTTCGCGACACGGTTGGTTGCCGAGCGGGCCGAAGGCGTGGCGTCGTCACCGTCGATGGCGGCGTTGTCCTTGTTGGCCGAACGCAGGCTGTCACGTTGCCACTCGTGATAGGTGTTCGTGGCAGTGGCGCGACCGAACGAGGAAACCACAGGGGTCTTCTCGGGGCTGGTGTTGGTGATCGCTTCGATCAGGTCTTCGCGGTCGCCGCGAATGTCGTACTTGGAGACAAGGTTGGTAGGCTGAGCCATGGTGATTACCTCGAATTGGTTGCGATGAACGCGGCCAGGTCACGCATGGAGGCACCGCCCTTTTTGGTCACGGCTTTCCGGGCGTCGAGCTTTTGGCGCACGTCTTGGGGCATCGGTTGTTTGGGCTTCGGCAACTGAGGGGCCTCGGCGACCTTCTTGGAGATCGCGGGCTTCTGTGCCTTGAGTTGCCGGTAGGCGATTGCGTCGCGCAAGACAAGCCACGATTCAGCGTCGATTGCTTGAGACAGTCGCTCATCAGTGAATCCGTAGGCTTCCTTCGCCCCGGACCACAGCTTTTCCAGACCTTTGCGGTCAATGCCTTCGGCGTTCAGCCGCTGCCATGCTTCATGCTTGGCGGCTTCCTGACGTTGTGCATTTGCCTGCTTTGCTTGCTGCTCAAGCGCCTGCGCCTGCTGCTGCACCTGAGCGAGATACGCGCTCAATTGCTGCTGCCGTGCGTTGGCTTGAACCCAAGCGGTCGGGTCTGTCTCTGCAAGTTGCGCGAGTTGCGCAGGGTCCATGAACCCGCCGACAGCCTGAATGACTGCCTGCGCTTGCTGGAGAGCCTGGTTGATGTGCTGCCTGCCTTGGTTGAGTTCGTTCTGAACGATCTCCGCGGCTTGCTTCTCGCGTGACGCGAGTTCTTGGGTTTTGCGGGTGTAGTCGCCTTGCAGTTGCTTGCCGATCTCCGCGACCTTCTCCACCACTTCGGGCGGGGTGTTGGCCGGGAGGTCAAACTTCTGACCTGCGAAAACGACTTCCTTTGGTGCCTCGGTTGCGCTGGCCTCTTCAGCCTCAGCGTCCTCGGACTCTTCGCCGGGTTCCTCGGGGGCTTCTGTCTGTTCCTCGTCCTCTTCGGGAGGCTCGCTCTCATCCAGTGAGTTAGCGATCAGACTGGCAGCCTGGTCCATCGGGTCGATTGCCTCGTTGGCTTGATCGTCCATGTGTGATGTTTCCTTAGATCACGCGGCGGAAGAGTTTTCGCGCCACTGACTCGTCGCGTTCAGCGTCCAAGTTCAGTTGCGCCAGCTTTCCGGTTTCCACCATCCCGGTCAGCAATCCTTCAAACTTGTTGGCGAGCTTGTGAAGCTGCAAAAGGAGCTTTTGCCCCTCTGCATCCCGCACGGGGCACTTGCTCCACTCGCTCACGATCTCGGCCTTCAGAAGCGCCATTGCGGCTTGGAAAGCAGGGCTCTCCAAAACGCGGGCAGCGTCATCCCCCCGCAGCGCCTCTTTGCGCTGGCGGTCGATCTGTTCGCTCATTGGTTAGTCCTCGATGACGGGGAAATCAGGCGTGTCAGTCGATTGCGTCTCTTCCATCGCGTCGGCCTTCTTCTCGGCAATCGACTCAGCAGAGACAGCGCGCATTTGTGCGATCAGGAGTTGCGTTTCCTGTGCGATGCGGGCCTTCTCAATCTCCACCTGACGATCCAAAGCCTTCTGCTCGGCCTCAAATGCAAAACGGGCCTGATTGGCCCGTTCTTCGATCTGCGTTTGCGCTTGGAACTTTTGCGCGTCTGCCTGTAGCTCTAGCTGCTTCTGCTGCGCCTGAGCCTGAATCTTTTGCGCCTCAGGGTCAGGCTTCTGAGGTTGAGGCGGCATCCCGTCTCCGGGGTCTTTCCAGAAGTCATCGACGTTCTGGAACCCGGCGAGCTTCACCTTCTCGGCTTGCAGGTTGTAGAGGTGCTTCGGCGTGACCATCAAGCCCATGCCGCCAGACTGAACGGCGGCCATCTGCGCGGCCTCGATCTGAGCCAGGCTCAAAGCCTGCTGCTGCTTGTTGCCAGTGCCCAAGCCGACATTGATGCTCATGTCGTAGTGATCGCGCCACTCTTGCGGGTCGTACTGCACGAACTTGTTGCGCAGCCGGAATGCCAGCTTTTCCATGCAGTGCTCGGTCAGCGTCTTCAAGACACCCGAGAACATCGGCTTGTAAAGCGTCTCAGCCAGCACGCGGGCCACCAGCTCGGTGCGCTCCTGCATGCGTCCATCTTGAATCTGCGAGCCGGTCGCGGTTTTGTTGATCGCGTTGGCATCCAGGCCAGAGGACAGGTAGTTGACGCCGCTGCGGTTCATCCGCACCCGGTCAACGTACTCCAGCATCGGGAAGGCTTGAGCCCCCACCCACTGCGACTGTTCCTCGATGACTGCATTTACGTCACTCTGACGAACGATGCCACCCACACGGGCGTCCAACAGGTCGTCAATGTTCGCCAGAGGTGCGCCAGTCGAGTCGGTGAGCACCTTCTTGCGAGGGTTTGTCGCCAGATACAGGCTGTCCAGCATCTGCCGGGTGATGACCGTGTGCAGGCGCTGAAGGTCAGACACCAACTCAGCCAGGCTGTGACCGTCCCAGCGGTGCGAGCGCAGGATGGGCGAAGAGGTGGCAATGGGGACGTGCGAGCACTCTTCAACCTTGAGGATCTTGTTCGCCAAGCGCATGACCATCAGGCGCTCAGAGATGCCGTCACCGTCGCGGTCGGTCAGGACGTACTCAAGGCGAAGCCATCCCTCGGTGCGGCTTTCATCCTCCGAAGGCGTCTCGTTGTCGTAGCTCGTCCAGTCTTGAGCCTGTGCCTCGCGCAATGTGCGGTCAGCGGACAGGTCAGTCCGGTCGCCTGCGGCCAGGTCATCGGCCTCAACGTCGAAACCCATCTCCCGCAGTTCGGAGAGCGTCACGCGCATCATCCGGCACACATAGGGGCACTCTTCCAGAAGAGGGCTCGTCCAGTTGCGTTGAACCAGCAACTCTTCGGGAGGGAATGCCTCGATGTGAACCTTGCCCGCCTTGCGGGTTGTCTTGATCTTCACGTCATGGACGTTGACGGGCATCCCCATCTCATCCACGACAACCTCGGTTGAGGCTTCGACAATCTCAGGCTTGCCGTCTGCAAGTTCCTGCATGCGAAGAACAAGGGCCTCGTCTGTGAGGCCCTTGTATCGCGTCGTCTCGGTCTTCTCTGTCTCTTTCCATCGCCACATGACGGCGCAGTTTTTCAACTGCAAAGCGTCAGTGATCGCGGTGTAGGAGATCAGAAAGCCGTTGTTCTGCTTGAAAAAGACGTAGTTAACCGCCTGCGTGGCCTG